GGCTCCACCATTATGGTCCCTCTTTTCAACACTGACCGCCTTGCGGCCCATGTTGCCTGGGGACCGCGTAATTGGACGGAGTTCACTGAATTCCAACGGATCGCAATGATCCGGCAGGTGGGTATTTGGGATGATAAGTTCTGCGATACCTTGGAAACTTGGCTCGCACAGCATCGCTCGACGGTGACTCCTGAAGAATTTTCCGCCCTCGTTCCTTCCAGGGAGGTTTTAAGGAACTCCTATCTTGTCCCTCGCTGTCATGAGAACATAATCATCCCTCAGGCCCAATCAGTTAAAGGGGCGCTTAATGGCCCAGCCCCTTTAAAACAAAGCATTCTTATGTCTGATCGTGGTACCTGGTCTCGCTCAATCGAGGCAAAACTTGATGGTGCAGGTTGCACCCAAACTGGCAAGGACTATCTTTTGATGGCCCTTGACCCTTTCCCTGACACTGAACACCCTTTGGTCGGTCTTCCTGATGGTTCGTCCGGCCGCTCAGTTGTCCAACAGTACAATCAGATTTTGACTGTTTCTGCCCCCCCAGGTCTTGCCGCTGGCAACACCTGGGATTTGCATGTGGCGTTTATTCCGGAGCTTTTTGATCCGGTTTTGAACACCCAGCTTGCCTACAACGGGACCGCCACCTACGGCTCGGCTTTGACTCAAGACGACTCCCAAACTTTGGGGATCGTTGCTCAAACCTTCCCTTTTCGTGCGCCCATTTGTTGTGTTGCGGTTCCTTCTGGATCCCCAACTTTCCCCTCCACTGGCACAACCACTCCTTTCAACCCTGCCACAATGTCCATTCAGGGTTTCAACCTGACTGGCTATGTTGGCCCTCAGTCCCGAGTGGTTGCTGGTGGTGTTGAGTGCGAAAACACGACTCCTGAGCTCAACATCTCTGGTGGTGTTACTTATTACACCACCCCTGGTGAGACTGTTGCTAGCACCACAGCTGTTCTCGACTCATCGTCTGGCACCAATTACCCGGGGATTCGAACGGTCCAAATTACCCGTTCCCCCCCCGCAACTGTTGCCCTGGCTCAATCCATACCCTCCTCTGTTCGCCGAAAGGCGAAGGAGGGTGCCTATATCCAGTTCCGCCCTAGTAAGGGCCAGCCCAATCCTCCGATTGAGCCTGTGCGAAACTCCCG